GACATTATTCAGTCGTTTTTGCAGATGCATGGTGATGAGGATGCCATGATGCCTCCTATGGATCCTATGGCTATGGGCGGAATGCCGCCTATGGATCCGGCAGCGATGGGAGCACCTCCGGGAATGCCTCCAGGCGGAATGCCTCCGGGAATGATGATGCCTCCACAGGGCGGTCCCCAGATGCCTCCGGGCGGATTGCAGCTTCCTCCGGAGCCTATTCAGATGGCTCAGGGCGGCGGTGTTCCTGACGAGGAGAGTATGGAAGATCTCCATCACCAGATTGCCGAAATGAAATCTCGTTTAAAGGAAAAGGAAAAACAAGTAAGAGATTCTTATCAGCCTCAGAAGAACCAGCAGCAACCCATGGGATTTCAGCAGGGCGGCGAAGTTCCACAGTACAGTCCTCCCCCGGCTCCAGATCCGAGACCATATCTTCAAAGCGCCATGCGCAGCAGGCGGGAAAGAAGGCAGGCGATCGAAGCGTCTATGGATAGGTCGAAACTCGCTCGTTTTCGATGAGTCGTCGTGCTCCGAGAAGAAACAGGGGCGGTCTTACTGACGATCAAAGGAAGGACCTCTTCAATTTTAAGTTAGATGAGAAGCTAGCTATAGAGACTCTTTTAAGGATTGAAGATCGCGATCATGCAGGCCGCATGATTCCTTTTAAATTGAACTACGCTCAATCGGAACTGCACAAGATGTGGGAAAAGATCAGGGCATTAAACATCATAAAGTCGATGAAAAACCTCGACGTTCTAAGCGAGAGAGTCGGTTCTAAAGACAAGTCCTTAACCAGCCTCATAGAGGCTATTTGCAAGGAGGGCGTATCGAAGACCTATTATGGTCTAAAGAAGGATCGGTTCAATGTGGTCGATGGCCCGGTAAGGATAATAATTGGAAAGCCCAGGCAGGTGGGAATTTCAACATACGTGCAGGGCAGGATGTTTGCTAAGGCGATGTTTACAGAGAATTTTTCTGCAAATGTAACGGCCCACAAGGAGGCGGCAGCTCAGAACGTATTACGTAAGTCAAAACTGTATTATGATTATTGGCCTGTAGAGTATGCTGGGATCAGGACTGAAGCGGATTCTAATTCGCGTGATGGAATCGTGTTTGCGCATAACTCTCGATTTGTTGCTCAAACTTCCGGAGGCCGAAATGCTGCGCGGTCCTATACGTTTTCTGCTGTGCATTTATCTGAGAGTGCGCATTACGAGGATTATTCGGCAATCGCCGCGCTCCTTCAGGCGGTTCCCAAGTGGGGAACAGTCATTGACGAATCAACTGGAAACGGAAGATCTGGACCGTTCTACGAAAAATGGCAAGCAGCTTTAGGTTTCGATGAAGTCATTTCAGCGATGGAGGCAGAGGATGCTCACAGGACTAGCGAGTGGAATCGCTACTTCCGTTTTTTTATTCCTTGGTTTGATGATCGTGAGTATGAACTTGATATTGGGGATTATGAGATCAAGCACATCATGGCTTCTCTCGATAAAAAAGAAGAAAAGCTAATAAGTGATTTTCCAAAACAGATAACCCCGCAAAAGCTGGCATGGAGAAGGTGGAAGCTATCTAACGATTGCGCCCATGTTCCTGGGATGTCTCCAGAAGAATATTTTTCTCAAGAGTATCCGGCTGATGAATATGAAATGTTCCAGGGTTCTGGCGCTAGAGCCTTCAATCAAGAAGCTCTTGAAAGAATGAAGATTCGCTATAAGAAAACAAAACCGAAACTATCACTGGTGCTGAATCAGGATTGGATGCCCTTAGAGGCTTCCGGATCTAATGCAAACTTGTTTGTCTGGAAAGAGCCTGTCCCTAGTCATCAATATACTATTGGGATTGATGTGGGTAAGGGTCTCAAGAGGAAGGACTATTCTGTAGTCACGATCTTTGATCGTTGCGATGGTACCGTAATAGAAGAAGTATGCCGCTGGCGAGGCCATATCGAACCACTTCTTTTAGGCGATATTGTAACTATGTTGGCTGAGTGGTATGTTGGGGCTTTTGTGACTCCCGAGGCTAACGATCAAGGTCAGGTTGTCTGCAGGCGTCTTTTAGATAACCGTTATCCATTTTTGTTTAGAAGAAGGGTAATGGACAGGGCTTCCGACACCCATGTTAATGAAAAGTCCTGGTATATCGGGGTGGTCACTTCTGGGATGAGTAAACAGCATCTTATAGGTAGAGCCCAGGCTGCTTTGATAAATAAAACAATAGAGCTTGTGCATCCTGCGGCGATACGCGAATGGATGCTTTATGAGAACAAGGACGGCAAATACAACGCTCCTTCTGGAGAGCACGACGACTGTGTTATGGCTGATGCTCTTGCTTTATTTGGGCATGAGGTAGGGGCTCCTCCCGTCCGTAAGCATCGGATAGAACAAGCAAAAGCTGAATCCAAGATGGGCCGTGACGACCTTGCTTTGTGGCAGACTATCCAGGAGTCTTTCAGGGAGACGGAAAAAGAGAACAAGCTGCTTTTGGGTAATGACTGGCTTCCTTCTCATAAATTATAGTAGGGTTGCCTCATGGAAATCGCTCTGCTTATCGTCTCTGTTTTTGGGGTTATGGCTGCTCCACTAAGTGTTTATGCTATAGCAAAGTTTAATCTTAAAGCTATGAGCATTCTTTTAGATCACATCGAAGAAATGCATACCGTAGGCGGCCAGCCTATCGATGTTGTAAAAACAAATCTAAGAATTGCAGAACAAAAGGCTGATGTAGACACGAAGAAGGCTAACGCCGAAATAGATAGGTTTTCAGGTAATGGCCGATCTAAGGTTCATGTTCAGCCATCGTTTGATGTGATGAGTGATTGATCATGGCTAAAAAACTATCCCGCAAAAAAGCTGAAGAAATGAGAAGCGAGGGTGTCCAGTACCATAAGGACGCTGTTGAAAAGTTTCATGAACGCCTTACCAGTCTAACTGTAACTACAGCCTTTTATCGGGGCAATCAGCATGGAAGGCCTGGGATTCGTGGTTTTGTTCCTTATCCTCCTCACCACAACGAATCAAACGAGACTCATAACTATATCCGTCCATTTGTAAGGTCTGCGGTTGCGGATATGCTTAGAAGCATACCTAATCCTGAGATCATAGCTGCTCATACGAATCCAACAGCGATGGCACGAGCTAGGGCCGCTACTCAGTTGGCTCATAGTTTTTTGAAGAACGGAGTAATTACCTTTCAAACTCTATACAGCGCAGCTTTAGCTGCCCAAATCCATGGTGCTTGTTGGTTTAAGGTTGGTTGGGATCCTCACTCTGGGCCGGTTACGGAAGAGCCGAAGCTCAAGGAGAATAAGGATGTTCCTGGCATGATGGAGCCGGAGCAAGATATTTTCGGAGACGATGTTCTTGTTAGGCGTGCTACTGGTGAGGTTACAGTTGAGCATATAAATATTTCTGAGGTTCTTCCTGATCCTACTGCTAAATCTGAGCAGGACATCAGATACTGCGTTCATCTGAAAGCCTTCCCAGTAAGCAAGCTGGAGGAGATGTTTCCTGATGGGGATTATTTTGGAGAAGAAATCCAGTGGGATCGAAATCGCAGGTCTAATGATGGCGCTGAAGAGGCTCTTGCTGTTTCAGATCCTTACGATGAAGGCTCTTGGTCTACAACTTATCAGGTAAATGACCAGGCTGAGATTGTTTTTATTTACGAGAAGCCAACTAAAAAATATTCAAGAGGTCGTCAGATCATTCTTCACGGCGAGACCTTGTTGCATGTTGATCGTCTTCCTAGTTCTCGGTTCCCTTTCATTCTTTTGCGCGGTCAGAATCTGGTTGAGTCCTCTCTTTATGCTGATGGGATGGTCAAAGATCTAATCGGACCACAAAGAAGCATGAATCGCGCAGCATCGAAACAGCGTGAAATGCTTGATAGGTGTGTTAATCCGTGGCTTTTGGAGCCAAGGGGCGCAGAGCTGAAGATGGATGAACTGACGGATATGCCTGGTAGTATCGTTACTTATAATTACGGTTTTCAGCCAAAATATATCGACCACCCTCCTATTGATCCAAGCACATTCAAATACATGGATAGCTTGGTTGCTATTATGAAGGACGTATCTACTTATTCAGAGGTTAGTCGGGGCGATGCTCCACAGGGAATCACTTCCGGGCGAGCCTTGGCTTATCTTGCTGAATTTGAAAGAGGGGTTCATGCTCCAGATGTTCAGATGTTTAAAGACGCAGTTACTCGGGTTATGAGGCTGTGTCTTAGGGAAGCGGCGTTTCGGTACGAAGAGGGTCGCCTTGTCCAGATGATGGGTCCAAATAATGAGTGGATGGTTAATACATACAGGGGAGAGGATTTCGACTTCGACCACGAGCTTTCAATGGAGGTTTATTCTGGCGCTCCAAACTCCAGGGCAATGAGATATGGGGAAGCGCTTGAAGCATTGCAGGTCGGGGGCCTTGCTGATGAACCGGCAGCCGAAAGATTTAGGCGAATTGTTGGGTGGGATTACCAGGGCCGTTCAACCAATGACGCTGATTCAGAACATAGATCTGTTGCAGAGTCAGAAAACTCACAATTCAGGGAAGACCCGTATGCTGAAATAAGAGTAGCTATGGAAGATAATCATGATATTCATATTGATTGTCATAATAGATACAGAATCAGTCACGAGTATCGCCATCTTCCAGAGCAAATTAGAGCGGTTTTTGATGCCCACGTTGCGGAGCACGAAAACTTTAGAGGACAACAGCTCCAAGGATATGCTCAAGAGCAGAATCTTCTGTTAAATCAAACAGAAGGAGCAGAAGGCGGCGCACCTCCGCCAGCATCTCCGGGTTTAGAGTCACCCCCCGATGGAGGGCATAATCTTTATGAGAGCCCCCCCACAACAACACAAATGGATCAAATGACTGAAGGTCCACAAACTCAACCTTCGGGATACCCTCTCCAATAGTTTGCTCATTTTTTCTGTCTTGTGTTAGTTTCGATGCATGGCAAACTCAGGCGCAAAATTTGATAGCGAACAAGCCTCTATGTCGGAAGAAGAAGCAGGCCCGATCGATACATCGGAAAATCCAGAACCGATGAATCTTAATCCTGAGATGGATTTAGATGAGCCTTTTCAAGAACAGACGGAAATCAAATTCGATGATACCGGCCAGATGGTAGCGCCTCAGCCTGAAGAAGAGGAAGCGCTTGTTAATGTCTTAAAGCCTTCTCCAGAAAAAGAAGCAAAATTAAAATCAAAAGAAGAATTGCCGGAATGGTTTGCTCCTTATGCGGACAGCCAGAAAAAAATGGCGGAATATTTCGAATGGCAACGCCAGCAGCAGGAACAATACCAGGTTCAGCAGAAAAACTATGCTGACTCACAGCAGCAAGCATACTTTAGAAGCCCGGAATACATCACTCAGGTGTGTGAATTAAATCAACTAGATGCAGAAGATCCGGTTCACAGAAAGATGGTGGAAACGGAATTACGGGCACAGCACGACAAACAGGCATACGAAGACAGGCTCGCTAAACTCGAAGAGTCGGCTTCTCAGACAAGAAGAAATCAAACCCAGAATTCTGCTCAAGAGAGATTGAGCCGGGACTTTGAAGAGCTAGCTGGTCAGTATGACGTTTCTTCTGAGGTTGTTGAGGCAGCCAAGAGCCAGGCCATGAAGCTTGTAAAGCTTGGCGTAGACCAGGGTGAAGCAATTTCAGAGTCTTTACAATTTGTCCGTATGGCGGCTAAGGAGCCGTCTCATGCAAAACGAGCACCATCGAAAAGACAGGCTCGGATTGATCAATTAAATTCGGCTGGCCCAGGACGGGGAGCCCGCTCGCACAGAAAAACAGAGATGAGTATGGCTGAAGCAGACATGCTTGTTTCGCGAGGGGGATTCTTCCCCAACTAGGAGAATAGATAATGGCAATTAGCGAAATTACCGGCATTGCTGGAACTGGTCGTGAGGCGATGGATGGCCTCATGAAGGACTGGTATGGGACTCTTTGGGAGGACCATGTCAATACACAAGCAAAGTGCTTGTCTCTAACCGGACTTGGGAAGGTTCGGGGTAAGATGGGCGGTCGGCGTGTTTTGAGCGCGGTGATTGATCAATATCCTCAATCTGCCGGTGTTGCTCATTTTGAAAACGCAAGCATTGTTGAGCCGTTAAGCGCGAACGCGTTTCAGCCGGAACTGATTTCTCGCTCGCTCTATGTCCGCCTTCGCTGGACTGGCGAAGTGGAAGACATGGCTCGCGCAGGCGATAAAGCAGCATTCGCTGGCCCACGCTCTACAGAGCTTCGCCTCGCTAGAAAGCAGTACGCCGTCAACAAGTGCCGAATGGCTATCTTGGGACCACAGCAGG